AAAGCCGTAAACCCTTTGTTTTCAGGGGGTTAGGCCCACTACCAGGAGGATTGGTAGTAGGCTTGGCTCCACAGGCTATCGTTAGCCTCCAGGTGGAAAATCAGACTAGAGCAGACCTTGATAGTCCGTCGCAGTTCGTCTGCATAGTAAGAATCGTATTCCGTAGAGCCAAAGAAAAAGCCACTGGCGGTAGGCAGTGTCTCATGGCAGGTCTTGAAGTCTCCTTCATTGTAGGCGTCCAAAGCGAACATGCAATCCGCACGGAGAGTGTGCAGATGATCAGGCTTCACCTCATACTCACCACAGTCATCGTTGCCATCCTGCACGTTTTGAACGAACCACTGGTGAATGTGGTTAGCTTTACGCCAATCGCATACAGCATACTCCTTGGAGACGCACACCCAGTTGTTGGGGTCTCGATAGTAGGTATCACCATCACCATCAAATCCCTTCACGGAACACTTGGAATGCTCCTTGAGCCGCAGGTACATGTCTAGTCCCATCAGTTCATCTCCGCTTGCATCTTGTCTACGTTGAGCTTGCCAATGGCTACGAGAACCTTGGCAAGGTTAGGGGAAAGCATACCAAATGCTCTAGCATGCTGCTGCGTGTTCAGATCTAGACGCGCTTTCGCGTCCTTGAGATCTAACGTGATGGCAACCTGGATTGCCTGCTTTAGTGTCTTTACGTCCATAGCGGTATTCTACTCCTCGGGGTCGATAGTTTCAAGGTCGAAGATCAGAGCCAGCATCTCATGAATGCCGGGGTAGTGCTTCTTGAAATCACGGGCAGCTTGCTCGTTCATCCATGCCACACCGTTTTCCAGGTCCATCTGGTATGCGTGGCTCAGTCGCTCTTGTAGCTCACTTAGTTTCATTTGTCTGTGCCTCTTCTAGGGCTTGCGTGATCAGTTCAACTAGACGTTCGAAGGGGTTATCCATTACAGGTGCTCCTGGTGGCCGCACTCGACACACGCCGCAGTGTGCTCAGAGATCCAGACGATCTCGACAACCTCGGCGCAACCTTCACAGTGAATCTTAGGGTTCATGCCTATATTCTAGCGACTGCCCTACAGATTGCAAGCACACTATCCATGTTTTTTTGAATTGACGTAAGTTGTTGTGTGGTAAGTAGTTACGACCGTCGCGGGCGGGGCCGCGAACCCCTAACCCCTTTACTTGAAACGCTTTACGAACTTGGTGACGTTCCGAATCCAGTGGACGTTCAGTCCCTTGGGGTCATTCTTTGCGCCAACAGGGCAATAAACACGCCCCAGAAAATGAATGAACTTGCCATGCTTACCAGCCTTTACCCATCGGTCGTAGTTCTTTTGGACAGTGCAGGCACACTCGCCAGCCTGACGACGATACCCACGATCCTTAGCATACTTGCTCAGGCATCCATATTCAAGCCCTGGGCGACCATTCTCAGCGTAACGGATAGCAGCCACGATAGGGGCAAGCTCACTACGCATGTCCTTACGGATGTTGGCACGAATAGCCTGATCGTATAGGAGGGCACTACGAATGCCGTCCTTTTGCAGAATGGCATCGTGGGCCTTGTCCTGGGCAATGCAGGTGAGGCAGAGGAGAAGAGCAGCAAGGAATCGCATGTTTACCATTATACACATACTATCGACCACTGCAAGCCCCTTTCTTTAGCTCACCGGACGATTTTACGGGTCCCATATGGAGCGGTGCGTCAGAGAGCACCCACATCCTTCTTTCATGTATTTAAAGGTACCCTAAAAGTTTAGGAGTCCCAGAAAAAAAGAATCAGATACATCTAGGAGTCCCGTTCCATGCCTATATAATTGCATGGTAAGTAAAGTACAAAAAGCGCGTCTTGCATTAGCTGAAGCTGTTCTTCGTGAAATGAACAAGGCACAGGCTAAAGCAGAGGTTAGAAAACATACAGGTGCTCCCAAGCGTGCTAAGGGTGGCCATGTTATATCAGGAAGCTATAGCCACTATAAAGATCTACCTAAGCAAGTTAGAAAAGCTTTAAGCCCAGCCGATGCTTTACTTTCAACGGATGTTAGAGAAACTCCAGAGAAGAATAAGGCAAGAAGAAAAGCGGCTCTTAAGAAGACTAAGTAGATATCTCTTCTTCCATATAATCTAAAGCCTCTTGCAAAGTAACGGGTATCTCATTCCCCGTAGCAAACTTCCAATCTCCTGCGAGCCTCTCATACTCTCTTGGCGTAAACATGTAACTCATGTTTCGCAGAGCAATCAGATCATATTCTTTGTCTAACGGTCTTTTCGTTTTTGAGAGGAACGCAAGAGCTTTTCTCGAAACATCTTGACGAAGACTTTCCAGAATGAGTTTTTTGATTTGATACGCGGTGGGCATGTGCTTCTCTCGTATATCTTATCGAATCGTTTGTCGTTCGACTTAAGACGATTAGCTATCTCAAGAAGAACGACAAAGCTGCAAGTGACAAACGTCATTGTAACACAATCAACGATAATGCCAAACGTTTCCATATTATTTACCTAGTGCAGCGATTCCTAAAGCAAGTGCAGCCGTCTCTCTAACTTCTTGGTTGTTAGATGCTAGGTGCGGTTTGAAGACATCAAGGAGTTTGAAGTCTGGATGGTTTCTACCTACCTTTGCCATAGCGATCATACATGCAGTGATGATATCTACGTTGTTGGTTGAATCCATGGCACGCTTAAGGGTTGCGAGGACATTTAGCTTATCTTTTTCTGTTACTGCGAGATAATTTTTTGCGCGTCGTCTTGTGTTTCCTAGGTAGAAAGAATCATCACCTGTCTGGGGAGGGCCTTCTAGGATAGCTTCTCTAAGTCTTAGGAAAGGATCCTTATTGAACTCCCACCAGAACTGCCAACCAGTGAGGTCTACCGTTGGCCTGTATCCTCTGCCACCCGTCGTAGGTCCAGGTCCACCCGTAGGACCGCCCGCAGGGGTTCTAGGACCGCCTGTAACGGGGCCTTGCGGGGTTGGGGCAGTAGGACCACTAGGACGGCCTGTAGAGGGTCCTGAGGGGCCTCCAGGGGTCGTAGGTCTCCCACCTCCCCTACCTCCACCGCCTGGGGGTACAACATCCCCAGGTCCACGATACTGACCACCGTGTGCGTATAGCGTAACACTGAGTAACGCAATCGTAACAAGTTGTGTAAACTTAATCATAATATTATCCTTATGGCCTAGATATACAAGAGGTGTGCCATGCTATTGAAAATGAAATTCGGTATTAGACCAGTCACAAACTGCGCGTCAGGTTGTTGACTTCCTTCACTTCCCATACATCAAAGGATACATTTTAAGGTAGATGATCCAAGTGGTTGCTGCCCCGAGACATCCGTCAAACAAAAGTCTCATGGGGTAGAATGCATCTACCTTGGAGAAGGGATCCCAAAATAAACCACCCCAAAACATACCTACCCAGAAGCCCATACACAACATGCAGTTGATGAGCTTGTGCAAGGGTGCAATTTTCTCCACAGATTTTCTAACTGGCTGGAAGAGAACTGAACTAACGATTATGGTTGTCATGCCATAGACTGCTAGGATCCAAAGAAAAACACTTACTAAATATTCCATTAGGGTAACCCGTTTGTTTTGTCCACCATCAACTTTGAATAGGGTAGCGTCGATGCGTGGTGACTTAAGAATCTCTTACGAGCATTATACCAACCTTCTCGCATGTGTCCAGGAGATTCGTGCATTGCAATAATAGGCACAACATAGTTAGAATAACCATCTAAGTATGCCTTGTAGGTCAAGTGGATGTCATAGAAATCCCAACCCGTCTTTAAATAGTCTGGTTCATCTAGACCTACCTTCTTAATTGTACCATAGGTCGCTGCTAGAAAGCAACCATCCATTACGACTACCTGACCAGACTTTCCAAAATAATTGGGAG